GGAAATGTAACCATTGAAGAACTGATACAAGCCGCCAGAACCGCCAGCAGTTAGAAGGTTTCCTGACGTATCGTAGAACCCATGCCACGCCTCGATCTGTGCGCCCTTGATGTTGTTGCCAAGAACCCAACCGAGCATTGCCTGATCGATCCCCACAAGCGTAAAGGTAGTCTCTGTCGCAGTCGATTTAATATCGCGTTGCGCGTCGCCTACTTTAATTAGTTGCCCTAGAGCTTGGAAAGGTTGTGCATCAACCGCGCTTACCGTAACCGCTGATGGAGTCGTTGCAAATCTATAAGTAGTCGTGGAGATCGACCACGTAGCGTAAGTGCCAGAGCCGATCGCGTAATCGACCAGCACCGCCATGGCGCCAGTGCTTGCGCTGTACGAAACCACTCGACCACTCATGTAGTTAGCTGAGTCGTAAACAAGCGTCACATTTCCCTGCACGTTGTACGATTTGCCAACATTAGTGGTAAATGTCTTAGTGCCTGTGCCGATTGCCAAACTGGACGTGCTGATGCTGGTGTACGCTGCGCCAGTGCTGCCGAGCGACACGCGCACAAAGTCAGCAACGATAATGCTGTTAGTGCCAACAACGGGAGGGATGACATTCATAGCACCAGCTCGAACGCTTTGAACGATCCCGACCACTGGATGAAACTATCGTTAGTCATAGGGACCAGCGTATAGGTCGGAAAGTCCCTCAGAACCACTTGGAACGTCACGCCGGTATAAGTAGACCCGCCCATGCTGATCGTCGTGCCTAGCCCCCCAATGACTGCGCTTACAACGCTCGCCAGTGGTCCGTTGATTAGGTTGCGATGCACGGGGATTGTGACAGTCGTTCCACTGCCGCGCAGAACGTCAGCAGTAGCAATGTAAGAGTACAAACCAACCTGACAAAAATCACCGATCTTGACTACGTAAGCAGTCGATGAAATGCCGCCAGGGAAGTTGCCCAGAATCAGATTCTTTGCGGCAGATGATGTTTGCCACTGGCAAGCCGAGACTTGGGCGTTGCTTAGATCGCCCTGGTACGCCACATAATTTGCCCACCCTGTTGATGTGAAATTCAGATATTGCGGCAGGGATTTATCTGGCACTCGCAGACTGTTAAGCAGACTTCGGTTCTGGCTGTACAGCAAGTAGTTCATGGGCTTCATGTCGAACGCAAACGGAACAACGGTCAGGATCTCGCTGGTGCTGATACGTTGATTGCGACTAATCATTTGCCCGACGAATCGCTGGTCGTTGATGCCGACCGATTCTGAGATGCCTAGAATTGTATTTAGTGACATTATCGACTCGTCGGCATCGAGCGACTAGCGGATTGATTCGCCGCCCAGACGCCCAGTTTGTTGGCAGCTAGAAACTGCATTGCGCTTTGTGTGTCGATTGCACTCATGCTGGCGATGTATGGTCCGTTGTAGACCACCTGTTGGCCACCGAGTGAGCTGGACAATTGATTGTTGGGGATCACCGTTCCGTTGTTTCGCGGAATAATCATCTCTGGCCCACGCTCACCAACTAGGATAGGGACGCCACCTGTAACGTCGCCCCCGTTGGCAAACCCCAATGAACCTGCAACTTCCATGCCGCCTAATTCATTCATAAATCCACCACCGCCGCCAAACAAGCCAGAAAGACCGCTTAATCCAGCCCTCAATAGCTTGCTGGCTTGCATCTTCAATTCAATCGCAAGCAGGTTTTGAATGACACTTTTCGTAAAGTCTGCAAATCCAAGTTTGCCCGTTTTTACGAAGTTATCAATTGCAGATTCCATCGAGCCGACAACAGACGCAAAAGCATCTGCGCCCATCTTTCCGTAGTTCGTTGCATCTTCCGCATATTTTGCAAATGCCTTATTCCATCCGTCGCTGAAATTAGTACGTCGTTCTTCCTCGATCTTGATTGTTTGAGTACGCACCGCAGACAAACTTAGTTCTGCTTCTTCTTCTGCATTAATTATTGCAATTTCTCTATTACGTTCAGGACCAGCAGCATTAGTTCTTTCCGCTTCTTTTCTACGTTCTGCAAATCTAGCAAGTTTCTGCATCAATGCAAGTTGCTCAACTAGAGAGTCATATTCAACCGTTGTCATGTAGCCACGTTGACGTTCCAGTTCAAGTCTGGAGACTTCAAACTTGGTCGTTTCTTTCGTAAACGCCAGTTGCAGTTCAAGCAGATCGTTTTCTTTTTTTACGCCAGCGACTAGAACATCCTGTGCCGTTTTTGCTTTAGCTTTTGCATCAAGCCTTTCCCGTTCTGCAATAGCGTCAATCTGAGCGATCAGAACAGCATCACCACGCGCCGCAATGGTTTCCTTTGTCTGTTTCTGTTGAATCGTTAGCAAATCCTTTTCAAGCGTCAACACGGATTGTTTGGATTGCGCTTCAAATTGCCCAAGATTCACGGACTGTAATTTAAGATCGTTTTCTTTGCTTTGCAATGCGGTAATTTCGTTCATCACTGATAGCGTCTGAATAAAATCTTGAATTTCTTTGACGCGTTTAGCCGCAAGCAAATCTGATGCTTGACTTGCTTTTTGATTAGCCGCAGCAACATCAGCATTGTATTGCTGTCCAATAATTCCCCGTTCAAGATTACTTAAATTTGCTTTAGACAATGCAGAAACTTGTGCGGCATGAGCTTTGGCAATTTCCGATTCTTGCGTAATTTTAATTTGCGCCAAATCAATTGAATATTGATCTTGCGTAAGTGCATCAATTTTTAATTGCCCAGATCGCTGGTCAAAGCCAAGCATCTGCTTTTGCAAATTAAGCTTTGCTTGCATCGCATCAGATTCACGTCGAGCAGTATCCAATGCTGTTTGCTTTGCTTTTGTTTCATCACTATTTAAATCACGTTTTATAATTTCTTGTTTGTTAATAGCAATAGCTGCATTAATTTCCGCTATGTCTGCGTCTCTTTGTTCTTTCGTTAATTTGCTAATATCTTGCAAATATTGAGTAAAAAAATTGGATTTTTTTGAAGGATTTTCTAAATACTTTTTCGCAGTTTCTAGTTTTGCTAATTGAGATTCAAGACTTTCGCCAACTGAGGAAAGACTAAGAGCCGAAACAAGTGCCAGAATCGTTCCTAATGCAATAACAACAGAACCCAAACTCATTGCAACAGCACCCGTAATTGCAGCACCAGTCGAAAACGCAGACCAAACCGCAGTAGCTAAACTTGCAAGTCTGACCATTCCTGACAAAATTGCCGTGCTTGTAATTGCAAAAAGTATTACCCTAAATTTTTCAATAGAAACTAAACCTGTGCCTAAAAACCCAGACGCAAAATATGAAAAAGCAATTTTTAAATTGTCCATACTTGTTTTAATATTGTCGGACACTTCACCAAATTTTTTCAAACCAGCAGCGTAATTTGTAAACTCCGCAGCCGACTTATTTACCTTTTCCGACAACTCCGTAAAATCAAGACCAATGCCACCGCGCCCGATAACATCACGGATCGCTTTGACTTGTTGGACCTTATCAGTTATTTTTCCAATGCCCTGAACAACACGATTGATTGCTTGCTCTGGCGTCATCGTTTGCAATTCTTTGAAACTTATTCCAAGTCGTTCCATCTGAGCAATGGCAACTTCATTTCCCGTTCGCGCATCTTGGATTTTGCCGAACATCGACGAAATCATCTTGCTGGCATTTTCAGCATTGCCGCCTGACGTTTGCACAGCATCCCGAAATTGCAGCGTTTTTTCAATTGAGATTCCGAACGCTTGCGACAGATCTTTAATCTCATTGCCGAATGCCAGCGTACTACTCATCAAGGATGACAATCCAATCGCAGAAACGCTAAATGCGCCGCCAAGCATTTTGAATTGGGAATAGACGTTTTTTAGATTGTCGGTCAAATCGCCAAATGCTTTTTGCAAGTCTTTAGCTTGAGCTTTAGCTTTCGCAGTGGCGGTATCCCACTCGACCGTAACCAGTCCAAGTTTTACAGAGAGCGAGCCAATGACTGCCATTTTATTTCCCTGCGAATTTTTCGATAGCCGACCAGACGGAATCGCCTAGCCGCTGCTGGACATTGCCGATGTTGTCAGTGAGTGACACGCGCATAAACGGATGCGCAGGAGTTCGAGCGTTGCCAAACTCTTGAGAGACTGCGACTGGATGCATATTAGTTCTTACGTTCTGAAATTTTCCACGCCTGTTTAGAACAGTCTTTATCACGCTATCGTCCCGAATCGGACTCGCTGTGACCCGCGCCATCATCATCTCGCCCATGTACGAAGTGCTCGCCTTATCGCGTGATGCTGGCTTATGAGCCTTGCTATAGATCGCTCGATCAAGTTGCCCAGTATCTTGTGGTGCGCGTGATTTAGCTTCCTGCAATACCGGATCAATCGAATCAAGCAATGCCTTGCGCCAGATCGAGTCAGTTTTGCCCTTGCCGATCTCGTCAGCCAGCTCAGTCATCTTGGCAATGAGTTCTGGAAAGCCTTGAACATTTACGTTAGCCATTCTGGAACCTTGAGATCTCGAAGCCTGGCGCCTGGCTCATAAACGTCAACAGCGATTGACTAGCCGAGTCAGTCCTGGTCGTGTCGGGATTTTCGCTGTACTCATTGATCCACGGAAAGATCTGATTAGAGCGGAACGATGCCGTGCCAGCCGAGCGCATGTAATTAAACACCGCGGTCGTTACCGGAGTCAGTGCATCAAAGATCGCCTTATTTCCGAGCATCCCATCAGCGTACATAACCTGGATCTCCGTAAATAATTCCTCATCGAGCGAATCAATGTAATCCTCACGATGCCCGTTAAAAATCATTGCTGCGACAACTTGCGATCTAAGCGACCGTCTTAGTTTTTTTTTGTGGTCTGGTAATCTGGCTTGATGGTGTTTTCAATAGTCTCGATAACGTACTTGATAATTGGATCGGGGAACTCTGCGGAGATTTCATCAAAAGTCTCTGTAATTTTTTCACCTGATTCGGTCTGCAAAAGATGGAAATATTTTTCAACTTTGATTTCCCACATGGCCGAAAGCATCGCAACTTGTCTAACGGAATTTCCATCGATGATTACATCCTCATCAGAAATAACGATATTCTTCTTTTCGCTGTTGATCGCATCAAGGAAAGCATCGCCGCCATCAGTCACCAGCTTGCGGATTGGCTCCGAAAGTTTGACGTAGATCGAGTCGATCCGGTCCTGCGCTGGTGCAGAAATCATCTCCGTGATTTCCTCCATCTCGCGCTTTACCGGCAGTTGCAGCTTTAACTTGAAATCAAGTTCACCAAGATTTAGGGTAATGGTCTTGAGCTTTGCTCGCGTGCTGTCGTAACCAGATCCGAGCTTATGGGCTAATGTCATTGGGCGGCCTAATCATTTTTTTATGTATCATATTGTTGAGATCAATTACGTAATCCACAATTTCTTCTGCCGACATTGTTGCAGCGTTATTTGCTGCAATTTCATAGACCAATGAAATGCCAATTACTCGTTGCTCTTTATAGCCAAACCAGTCCCTGTCACCAGAGTTGGCTTGTGAAAGCAAAAACGCCAGAAGATCATTGCTGTTCTGTATTTGCGTCATTTGCTATCGTCTTTTTTGATTTAGCTTTTACTTGTTCTGGATTGTATTTTGCTAGGTATTGAAGCACTACCGCTTCAACGGAATCAGGCGATGCCTTTGCGATTGCCGCTGATAATTCGGCAGCATCCACGACAAGACCACGCGCCAGAAGGTCGAGGTCTTGCCGCGCCGAGGTCAGAATATCTACCGCCTCACTGAGTAACATTACGTATTGCTCCAGCCGTACTGGTTGCCGCGAGGATGCAGCGTAAAAGTACACTTCGCCTCTGCGCCTGGCGCCGCATCAATTTTGAACTCACCAGCACGAGCATTGAATGCGTATGCAATGGTCGATGTGCCGCTTACGCTAGCAATGACATAAGTGCGGTCAATGACGCCACTATAAGCATCGCCACGCACCAGAAGGAGCGAGGCATCGCTAGGATTCCACGCAGCAGTGACCGTC